AGCGGAACAATTGAACCGGCCGTAGCACCCAACTTAGCAAACTTGCGAGCGTTACGTACGCGTTCGCCTAAACGCTTCTCCGCATCTGGTCCTTTCAAATCGTCTCCAAGACGTGTAGTGTAGAACTTGCCGTTCTTATCGTATGGCAACTAAGCCACCTCACAGGTCTTGTTGCTGAGTGAGCATTTCGGTCATGTCGGCTTCGTTCAACTTAACAGCCTCGCCAATAACCATAACGTCTATCTCAAGGGTTGAACCTGCATGTTCTCCTACTAATGAGGCAGCAACGCCAATAAGTAGGTCAGACACTACATTATAGCCCTCTGGGTGAAGGTCAGGCGTCCCGTAGTGAGTCCATTTGTTTTCGACGGCCACAGGTTGAGTTCCTCCAGCATTAGGAATAAGGTCGGTAGTCATCTCAAGGAGGTTGATAACGTCCGGTGAAGCAAGTCCAACGTCTGCAGCGTTCTCATATGCTGTAGTAGTAGCGAACACTTTGATACTGGCGTTAAGTGGTGAAACGCCGGCTGTTTCTGTAAGTGTTGGCTGCATAACTCCGTTGGGTTTGCTTGGAGCGCGGATGTGATATCGAATCTCTTTAATTGCCATACCTTCTTTCTTGACGATATTAACAAAGTCGGATAGATCTACTCGTCCATAAACGAGGTCAGTATTACCACTGCCGTTCACGTCAAATTGTAGTCGGTCGCGTAGAATTAGGTCTCTGGATGCTTTAGCCATAAACGTGGTTAATACAATTAAGTGTATAAACTAAACTGAAAATACAGCAAATTCGCGTTCGACCCCAGAGAACTGCAGCCCATCTCCGCGAGCGAAGCGAGTTCCGGTGGCTTCTTATCCGCGTACGCGCGCGGTTTTTTCAATGCGAGCCAGATTACCGCGGCTGATAGGCTATCGCTTGACACAGAAACGGGACACTTAGACACAGTTACGGCTTCGCCTCCACTCAAACTCAGATACATATATATTCATCAAGGGCCTCGGAATGGTTGATGAGAACTAAAGTGATATCATTATGTGAAGAAACATGGCAACTTGCAGCCGACATGGATAACTTCTCCATGTGGGTGCGCTCACAGTTGCTCATGCTGGATGAGAACCGATTGAAAATGGCTAAGGCTGCAGATGCCTACCTAAAAGAGCATGGCGCATGGCCGGAGTGGTATTGATGAGCATTAGAATGGCCGCTATCGAGGACCTCGAAGATCGCATACTCGACATGGTGGAGTTAATGCGCGCATTATTTCCTAACTTCAACAGCATTCCCCCTGCAGAGAAGGTTATTGTTGGATTAAATCAACTCTACAGAGATACCGGAAAGTTGGCAGATGCCATTGATAAGGGGTGGGTTGAATGAAAATACCACGTTCTCAATGTGGCCTTTGTCAATGTTTAATATTTCCTAAAGAAGAAGAAGTGCATGAAAGTCAATTTGGCGTAACGTGTGTTCTTTGTTACCGCGCATTAGAGATTTACGGCAAGGTATGGGCATGAGATTCGCTAACGTGTGCAAAATATGTTTCGATCTCTCATGGGTTTCAGCCGATCAGAACGAACGCCTCGATGGTGAGTGGATGATGATCTCGACCGGGACAAATGAAGGTGGCTATGGTGGGCGAAAGTGGCACGTGTGTGGTGAATGTAGTGGCTCAATTCAAATGTCCTCAGTGCCATACTGAGGTGTGGCGCACATCATGGACGCGGAAGGGTGGACGTTTGCCGCGCACGTGTGCTAAATGCGCCCGGTTAAATCGCGAGGCTCGCCAACTGCGGAAACTGCAGCAAGACGATGAGGTAGAGTAACCGCTCGCACCAAACAATTCTTTCGTTTTGTTCTTTGTCAATAGGGGCGATTGGTTCCATGACCATCAAAACATCAGAGTATTTCCATTATCTGCCAACTTACGCGGTGGTTGTTGAGCGCGTACAGGACCACTCACTAAACCACGGTTTAATCCAAAACGAATCCAATCGGGAATTGGCCCTACTGTTGGGCTATCTCGACCGAATGCCTCATCGAATCCTTGCATTGCACGTGCGCTTTGTAAATATCCTCTGATCAATGAAGTCGAAATCATAGCCTCACTTGAATCCGCCGAGTAATTCAACCAAAAGTTACGGGCTGCAGTGCCTGAAATCATGCGCTCTGGGCGAATGCCACCATATTTCCAAGCGGGGAATATCTGCCCAACATTGGCGGCCTTTGGTATGATTCGACCTTGGTTCATCAAATTGATGCCTTGAGCGACGCTACGTTCACGTAAAAGACCTAATCCGTATGAAGTGTTGGTGGCTTTCGATGAATTAACACGTAACAAGAAGGAGAATGCAAGGTCTTCATATCGAGCTCCAAAGTCACCATGCAAGAACGCTGTAAAATAAACAAACGGCGTATAGAATGAAAATGAAGGACCTGCACTTATTTGAGGGGAAGGAAATTGGTTGATCGCATTAAATGTGAAATTACCTTCACTATTCCTTTGAACGTCCATGTTTGCCTTGAAAAGCACACTATCAGATGCTCCAACAGGTCCCCGATTTTCAACGAATGGCGCAATGTCCATGTTTGAATAAATGACCGGGTAAGGAGTAACAAAGAACTCTACGTAAGCATACGGTGAATCTGTAGATAAAACAGCGTCCTGAAATATATCACAGGCCAACACTTCATGTCTCATTCCACGCTTCAATTCAACCTTTTTCTGAATGATAGTTAAGGTGCTATCAGAAACGACAAGGCTATTCTCAAGGCTTTCTCTGATATCATGAACGGCCATATTAATTCATCTCCTTTTTTGTCGCTGCGTGTGCTGCCTTTTGGCAACGCTTGAAACCATTCTTCGCCCATGAACCGGACTTCAACTTATACTTAGGTGCAAGTGCTTTGAAGTGCCTACCGTACGCAGAATGATACTTTGATTTTCTACGGGGCTTTTTCGCAGCTGGCACAGAATCATTTGATACCACTTCAGCCGCTTCCATAGCATCGGTCGGAATAACTTGAGTCAAAACTTCACCTTCTTTGATGTAAATTTGGAATGCCGGTGATCCTTGAATCATAAATGCTTGATACGCTGGAATCGCAATCATATCAACGGGGAACACTGTTGTTTGGTCGCCGAGGATGAAACCACCAACTGCGCCCAAAGCGCCACCTACTGCAGTGCCACCAAGCGGAACAATTGAACCGGCCGTAGCACCCAACTTAGCAAACTTGCGAGCGTTACGTACGCGTTCGCCTAAACGCTTCTCCGCATCTGGTCCTTTCAAATCGTCTCCAAGACGTGTAGTGTAGAACT